GAAACAATAGCTATCAAGAAATCACAGGAACAGTCGAAAGAGTTAGAAGACAGGATTAAAAAGATTAATGATATGCAAGACGATGCACTGCGAGAAAAAGCAGAAGTTGAATTGCTTAAAAAACATCCTGACTTTATCCAGATTAGAGATGAAGATCAGTTTCATAATTGGGTAGAGGCACAGCCACAGTGGGTGCAAAAAGCCTTATATGAAAATGAACATGATGCTATGTCTGCTGCTAGGGCTATTGACTTATATAAAGCAGATATGGGTATTAGTAGTAATAAGAAATCTAGTAAAGAAGTACAGAGAGAAGCTGCTAAATCTGTTAAGACTTCTTCTAAAGAATCTCCTGAAGCTATGGCAGAGGGAAGTACTTTTAAAGAATCTGAAGTAGAGAAAATGCAACCTGCTGAGTATGAAGCTAAACAGGATGCTATAATAGCAGCTATGAGATCAGGGAATTTTATCTATGATTTGACTGGTTCTGCTAGATAGTACTTGACATTCAAGGATTTATCAGTAGAACTGTAATTCACATAGGTCTAGCTATACCTTGCCCACTTTGTGACACCAAGGATATAGCTAAAATAAAGACAACGCAACGAACAATTTAAGGATTACCTGAGACTTAATTGCCCATACTATACAGCTAAATAGTATGCACCAATAAAAGACAGCCCCGAAAGGAATTGTGTAAGTTATGCGTTCAATTACTTATACATTTTTTAAGGAGATTTAAGATGGCTTTCCCTAAGGCAACGGGGTATCAAAATCTACCTAACGGTAATTTTAGCCCTATTATTTACTCAAAGCAGGTGCAACTTGCTTTCCGTAAGTCATCTGTTGTTGAAGATATCACCAATAGTGATTACTTTGGTGAAATTGCAAACATGGGTGATTCAGTAAAAATAATTAAAGAACCAGAGGTTTCTGTTCAATCTTATGCTAGAGGAACTCAAATCACTGCTCAAGACTTAGACGATGAGGACTTTACACTTGTTGTTGATCAATCTAACTATTATGCATTTAAGATTGATGACATCGAGGCTGCACACAGTCATGTAAACTTTATGTCTTTGGCTTCAGATCGTGCTGCTTATCGTTTGAGAGATCAGTATGATCAGGACGTTCTTGGGTATCTTTGTGGTTTTGAGCAATCAGCAAAACATGGTAATGCTGATAGTTTGAGAACTACGTCACCTGGAACTAATGCAGTATCATCTGCAGGTTCTAATGAACTTCTAAGTTCTATGGTTTTAAACAAAGGTAGTTTTTCTCAGATTACTACAAGTTCAGCAGGAGATCACTCTATTCCATTAGCAACACGTTTACCTGGAGCTACATCATTACCTAATGATGTTGTATCTCCATTACAAGTTATTTCTCGTATGGGTAGACTATTAGATCAACAGTTTGTAGATAAAGCAGATCGTTGGTTGGTTGTTGATTCTGTATTTCTAGAGTTACTTAGAGATGAAGATAGTAGACTAGTAAATTCAGATTATGGTGGCTCTGGCTTACAAAACGGCTTAGTTATAAATAATCTGCATGGATTCAAAGTTTATAGCTCTAACAACTTGCCAACAGTAGGAGGTGGCCCTGCTACAGGTGGTAAGCCTAACCAAAACACTGATTTTGGTGTAATTGTTGGAGGACATGGATCTGCAGTAGCTACTGCTCAACAAGTAAGCAAAACAGAAAGCTATCGTGATCCAGACAGCTTTGCTGACATCGTGCGTGGTATGCACCTCTATGGTCGTAAGATTTTAAGACCTGAGGCACTTGTCACAGCTAAATATAACGTGGCTTAATAGGAGGATAGAAAATGGCTACAGTTGACGTATCAAATGGTATCAATGCAGGTACGCACCCAAGTCGTGCTATCCGCAAGGAGCCATACAAAGTAGAAGTTGACGTTAATCTTGCTACTGCAACAACCACTAAAGGTTCAGCATTAGCAGCTTCTGACGTACTTGAAGTAATAGATATACCTGCTAAAACAATGGTTTGGGCTGCAGGATTTGAAGTAGTAACTCCAAGTGACGGTGATTTTAATGTTGACATTGGAATTACAGGCACAGACGTTGATGCATTTGTAGATGGATTTGATTGTAATGGTAACTCAACAGGAGACATGACAAATTTACCTTCTGCATATCAACCACAGGTTGTTGCTACAGCCGACACTATTGACGTTCTTTTAACATCAGGAGGTAGTGCTTATCCTACTTCTGGAGTTTGGAGAACATGGGCTGTCATGCAAGATGTATCAGACGATCTAGGGCCAGATGAAGTAGATCGTGACCAATTAGCTTAATTATAAATTAAGTAAACTGTATGGGTGGCTCTAAAAGGATAGGGCTACCCATTTTTTTTATAAAGGATTAAAGATGGCAATATCACAAGCTATGTGTACCTCTTTCAAGAAAGAACTTCTTGAAGGTAAACATGACTTTAATTCTGCAGGTCACACTTTTAAAATTGCTTTATATTCAGCAGGTGCAGCACTAAGTGCAGGTACTACTAACTTTACTACCTCTGGAGAAGTAGTAGGTGCAGGTTATAGTTCAGGTGGTATAGAACTTACTAAAGTAGATCCTACAATAAGTGGTACAGTTGGTATTACTAATTTTGGTACTGCTACTTTTACTGCAGTATCTATTACAGCTAGAGGTGGATTAATCTATAATACAACTACTGACGGTACTTCAAGTACTACTAATGCAGTAGCTGTATTAGATTTTAGTGCAGACCAAACTGCTGTTGCAGGTAATTTTGTAGTTAGTTTTCCTACAGCAGATGGAACATCAGCAATATTAAGAGTAGAATAAAATATGTCTAGTCATATTACTTTTGCTAGATATGGAACTGCTGTATTTGGTACAGATAGATATAACTCACAAAGTGTAGCAATTACTTTAACAGGAGTATCTGGTACTGGTGCAGTTGGTAACGTATCTATAGAGGCAGTAGATACAGGTACAGATGTAACAGTAAATGTTAATGGCGTAAAAACAATAGCAAGAGTTGGAGTGCCAATAATTTCACCTGTAGTATTTGACTTTAGCACTGTTAAAGATAATTATGAAAGACGTAGAACAGTTTATGTACATAGACGAAGTAACAATGCAGACAGAACAGTAAAGGTAGCATAATATGTCTCTTAAATGGCCCAGTAAAGATCCAGATGAAACAGTAGATTTTAGTATGGATTGGTCTAGATATTTAAATAGTCAAGCAACTATAGATACAGTTACATGGTTTGTTGATAATGAATCTGGTATAAAGACTCAACTTAATACAGGTAGTATTATTAATAATCTACAGTTAGTAGGAGTCTCTAAAACTGATACAGTTGCTACTGTTAATTTAGGATTAGGTACAAATAATACAAAGTATAAGTTACATTGTCAGATAGTTGATACAAGTGGGACAATAGCAGAACGATCTGTTACTTTACCTATTAAGGAATTTTAATGTCATATAATTATTTAGGACTTGTAAATGAAGTTAATCGAAGACTTAATGAGGTAGAACTTACTACTAGTAATTTTTCTACAGCCTCTGGTTTTCACTCACAAGTTAAAGATAGTGTAAATGCAGCAATACAAGAAATAGATCAAGAGTATCCACATTGGCCTTATAATTTTGTAGAGCAAGAAGATACTTTATCTACAGGAGTAAGTAGGTATAGTTTTCCTGCAAACTCTACTGTGATAGACTTTGAAACTTTTAGAATTAAAGAAAGTGATACACTAAATAATAGAACTCAAAAATTAAAAGTATTAAGGTATGAAGAGTATTTAGAAAGATTTGTAGAACAAGAATATACATCAGATACTAGTTTATATAATGTTCCTGTATTTGTATCTAAAGCTCCAGGTTTAGAATATGTATTATCACCTGCACCAGATAAAGCATATACAGTTGTGTATGAATATTATTTAACAAGTGTTGAAATGACAGATAGCACTGATGTACCAAAGATACCAGAAATATATAGAAATGTAATAGTAGATGGTTCTATGTATTATGCTTATATGTTTAGAGGTAATACACAAGATGCATTAGTTGCAAAAGAAAAGTTTCAAGCAGGCTTAAAGAACATGAGAATTGTTCTTATAAATGAAAACACATATGTTAGATCCACTATGCTAACAAGATCACAGAGAAGTACATACGTTTATAGATTGGCTTCATAAATGGCAGACAGATTAGAAACATATGCTTTCGAGTTTAAAGAAGGTTTAGTGAGTAGTCTATCACCATTACAACAAGGTTCACAAAAACCTGGTAGTGCTAGATTATTAAGAAACTTTGAACCTTCAGTAGAGGGTGGTTATAGAAAAGTATTAG